GGCCCGGTGGCGATCATAGCGTTCCGGCTTCGGCGACCAACGATGCGGCTTGTGGTGCCAGGTCCGGCCGTCTGCGGCCGATTTCCCGTCGGCGCCGAGCCAGACGATGGTGCCGCCCGGCCCGACCAGATGCGCCGCCAGGTTGGTCGCCGCCGTCAGCGAGGTCCATTTCTGCATCAGGCTGTCGCGCTCGAGCGCGAGCCCCGGCGGCTTGGTGCTGCGGCACATCAGCACCTTCTTATCTTCCGAGCACATGCGCGAGACGGTGACGACGCGACCGCGGAAGTTCGCCACCGCCGCCCGGTTGTCGGGCTCGTGCCACCAGCGCCAGTCGCCGAAATAGAGAAAGTCCGCCCATGGCAACTTGTAGACGCTGGAATTGATCGCGATCACCCGGCGGCCGCGCAGCGCCTCCAGATCCACCCCGAGCACCGACGGCCCGCCGCCGACGATGAACACGGTCTCGCCCGGCCATTCGCGCGAGACCGACCAGAATGCAGGCTCACGCGACATAGAGGCGCCGGTAGGGTTGGATCAGGTTCACCACGGGCGCCGACAGATAGCCCGACGATGAGGTCGCCAATGATGGTGTGAAATAGCTCACGCGGGTGTCGCCGTGCTGCAGCTCGCGGATACTGGGATCACGTGAGCCGACGGTGCGGCCCTCGCTGACCGCCTGGATCACTGCCTGCTGCAGCCGCGCCGGTGCGCCTTCCGGCAGGTCGTAGCCGCCGCTATAGAGCACGGCGACCACCGTCTCCGCCCAGCACCCGCTGGTCCACAGCCGGCCACTGTCGGGATCGAACTCATAGTCGGCCGCGGTCGCGCCGGCGGTCGAGACCTCGGCGACCTCGACCACCGGATAAAGCGAGAGCGTCAGCGCCTGCCGCGGCAGCATGTTCTCATTGCGATCGAAGGTGAAGGTCTCGAGCGCCTCGGCCAGGCCGAAACGGCGGTTGCAATATTCTGCAATGATGCGTGACTGCATCGTGATGGCGGCTTGCAACGCCGCATCCTCGGCGGTGCCCTCGATCTCGAGCGCAAGCTTGAGGTCGGCGAGGCTAATCAGGTCAGGCCCGGCGCTGTCGGTCGACTCGCTGAGGATTTCAAGGATCGAATGCATCACTTCAACCTGAGCGGCTCGAGCGCGCGTTTCTCGTCCGTCCGCGCGTCGCGGCCGTCGCTGCCGCGCTTGACGGCGAGGCGCCAATCGTCCGACTTGCCTGGCTTGGCGCTGGTCTCGGCCTGGGCGATGAAGAACGAGCCGCCGAGCGTGACGCCATCGCCGACGACATAGGTCGCGCCCTCCCGCCAAACCCCGGCATCGAGGACGATGGCGGTCTTGATCTCATGCACGGTGTCGCCGATGGCCCAGCGCAAGGTGCGGCCGCCGTCCGGCGTCATGACCGTGGCGGTCTTGAGTGCCCGCCCGACTTGCTCGGCGGCGTAGTCCTGCAGGTAAGTCAGGTCGGCGGCGTTGCGGCCGGGCTCGCCCTTGGCGCCGCGCTCGCCATCCTTGCCGGCGATACCGGATGGCCCCACGGCGCCTTGCTCGCCCGGTTCGCCGCGCTCGCCCTTGGCGCCGGTCTCGCCTTGTGGCCCGCACTTGCCTTCCGGCCCAGTGTCTCCCGGCGGCCCCGGCATGCGCGCCAGGGTGCGGACCTCGGCCAGGGCGCGATGGGACATGGTCAAGCAAACGCCAAAGCCCTCGATCAGCGTATACGTGGGCGCGGGAATCATCGGTTTCTCGCTCATGCCGCCCCCTAACTGAAAATCACATCGGCGCGCGCTTGCGTCAGGATGCCATCGGTGACGAGCGAGGTTTTCAGCGTCGTCACGTTCTTTTTCGACATTTTGATTGAACCCATGAACGCGACCACATCCCAGTTCTTTGCATTGCCTGCGGTCTGCCGCCACGTTTGCGCGGTGGCCGCGCGATACTCTGCATTAGTAAAGCGCCCGATCCACTCTGTGACCGCCAGCGTGGTCGGCGTGTCGATCGGGATGGTGGCAACCACGTTGTTGCCGGCGTCGATCTGCGGCTGCGTTGCGCCTGCACCCGGCGTCCATTTCCAGGTCGAGCGATCGTCAGATTTGCCGACACTACAACTATCAATCGGGCTGACCTCGGCAATGGCATCGTAGAGCGTTCCTGCGTCCATCACATCCATCCGACGAATGTTAGACCGTTTGCCCGAGTAACTGGATCGCCGTCGTCGCCGTAAAAAACCGAGCTAACGCCTGTAGTGGTGTATTCCAGCGCCTGGACATAATTGAAGCCCAGAACGGGAGCACCCATTAAGATTGCGACCGGCCATCCGTTTAACCCACCAAAACCCATGGCCGTGGCCCCCGGCACGGGAGCAGTCGAACTGTTGAGGCCAATTCCATGAAAAGATGTACTTCCTCCATCAAGCCTGCCGCCGAACGTCGAAGTATAAGCGTCTTCCGCGAGCCCCATCACGAACGAGCAACGCATCGCGGCGGAGCTATCGCTATTCTGCCACGCGCCGCTAGTGGCGATTGACCAGCTATCTTTGCTATTACTCGAACGCGATGTGACCTGGCGCCGATTGTAGGCATTCCAGACGCCGAGGAAGCCCGCCGTTCCGCCGCTCGCGGTCGCCCCGTAAATCCAATCGATCTGGGACGATGCATTGCTGCGCACCGTGCCGACATAAGTGCCCCTGGATGCCGCTGGACCGTTGGTGATGGCGGCGTTGTTGAGCCATACGCCATTGACCATTGTGAGCGCGGTGCCAGCCGAGCGCGTGGTGTCGTTCGTCCAGGCAGGCCCGCGCGTGAGCGTCGGTGTGCCGGCGTTGCTCCACACAAACAGGTCATACACGCTGCTTGCCGCCACCGCGGCCGGGCCGGCACTGCCCACCGAGGAAGCCGTGGTGACGTTGGACAACTCGCTAAACGTCGTCGGCACCATCGCTGCGCCGCTGTACAGCACGATCTGATTGCCGACATATGGCGTGTAAAAAATCGTGGTCTTGGCCGACTGCGTCGTGATCATCACGGGCGTTGCGGTCTGCAGCGTCAGCCGTCCCTGCGGCGGAACGGGAGTGGCAGAACCGCCGACCGCATTTGCCTTGATCTGGCCTGTGGTGGTGCGATCCCACGTCACCGTGGCGGTGTCGGTGAGCACCCGCTCGCTGGTCAGCGTCGCGTCGGCCGTCGAGGTGATGTACTCCGCACCGACTGGCGCCCCGCTAGTCACCGTTGAGGTCAGGTTGCCGCCCGAAAACGCCAACCCGGTGCTGACGTTGACTGCAGACCATGTGTTAGCGGCAGAGCGATAATAGATCGTGTTGGTGCCGGTGGCACCGGCCAGTGAAGTCAGATCGGCATCGAGCGGCTGATAGGCTGCGGCGGCAGCAGTCGCCGTCAGATAACTGCCGAGATTTGCTTGAACGTAAGCGGTGGTCGCGATCGAGGTATCGTTATCGGCCGTTGCCGGCGTCGGTGCCTTCGGATCGCCGGTAAAGGTCGGCGAGGCGAGCGGCGCCCGCGCGGCAACAGCGGTGTTGGTCAGCAGGATCTGATCTTCGAGTTCGCCCAGCGTATCGGCGCCCGGCCCTGCCGTGCCGACCAGCGCGGTGATGGCGTTGCTGACGAAGGCCGTGGTCGCAATCGAGGTATCATTGTCTCCTGCGGTTGGCGTCGGCGCTGTAGGATTGCCAGTCAGCGCAGGCGAGGCGAGCGTCGCATAGGCCGAAAGATCAATCGAGATGTTCTGCGTGCCGCTGTTGTAGTTGAGTGGCGCGGTTGCCGAGACAACGCCAGGCGGCCCTTGCGGCCCCACATCACCCTGCGGCCCCTGTATTCCGGGTGTTCCGGGCGCTCCTTGCGCACCGGTCGCGCCGGGCGATCCTTGCGCTCCGGTGTCACCTTGCGGCCCTTGCGTTCCGACGTCGCCTGGATCGCCCTTCGGTCCCGGCGATCCCGTCGCGCCAGTTGGGCCGGGATCGCCTTGCGGCCCCTGCGGCCCAGGCGGTCCGGGCGGGCCTTGCTCACCGCCACCATCGCCACTTCCGCCGCCGGCGCCTCCGCCGGGGGCGATTGGAATGCGATCGATGCGGCCGTTCAGCTCGTCGACATCGTCATAAAGCTCGGTGAAATTCTTATTACACTTATCGAACGAGATACGGATTGCATCATCGTTCGGCAGCTCATCGATATTGATTTTCTGCTGCGACATTTACGAATTGCTGGGCTCTCGTTGCTCGAGCGGCGGCGACTCGTGCAGCAGGCGCAGCGCGCTGGCGACTTGTCCGGCGAGCTCGGGCGGCAACGCGATCTTGGTGATGGCTTCGGCCACGCAGTCGCGCACGAACGGCACCATGCCCTTCGCCAGTTCGGTGATGTCGTTGTCGTCCATCATGCGGCCTCGCGATGTATGGCCTGCAATGCCTGCGTGAATTGCTGCGCGATGTTCTTGGCGGGAGTGGGCTTCGGCGCCGGCTCGGCCGGCTTGTCCTGTGCGGCTGGCTGCGGCGGTGCTGGCGGCGCGGCCGGCGCGAACGGATCGGCCTGCGCGTCGCGTTTGGCGAGCGCGGAAAGTGAATAATTTTGCTGCTGGAGATACGGTGAGGCCCCTCCGTCGACCGGCTTGAGGTCGAGCTTGCCGCGGCCCTCGTTCGGGCTCATCACGCCGGCGCCGACCGCATCGCGAATAGCGGTGACCTGGGTCACGGTATCCATGCGCAGCAGATTGTCGGTGTCGAACTCGGTGCCGAGACCTTCGCCGACGCCGATGCCGAGCGCGGCGTCGAGCAGCTCCTCCATTTCCTCGATGTGCGATTGCAGCGCTTGGGAATAATACTCGACGTTAAGGGCTTGCACGTTGTTGTAGGTCGGCAGCACGCCGACGCCGACCTTGTAGGGAGGCACATGGTAGACGCTGCAAACGACCTCGGCCGACCATTTCAGCTGTTCGATCATTTGCGCCTCAACGTTCGTGATCGACATCTTCTCATACTTCATTCCGCCGCTGAGAACCGCGACGCGACCGAGATTTACGCGCGAGAAGCGAAGCTCCCATTCCTCCTTGATCCGCTTTTCCTCCACATCGCTGATTTCACCGGGCGCTGTGAGAATGCCGCCCGGCACCGATGCATTCTCGAACAGCAGCGCGGAGGTTTTTTGCGCGTTGAGGCCGAGCATCGACGCGAGCCCCGAGGCGAACACCGGCGGCGTACCGACCAGCGGGTGAAATAAACAGTTAAAGCGATCGTGGATAATTTCGCGCGCCGGCACGATGATGTCGTCGATGTCGGCCAGGTTGTCACTACTCAAACGGTAGAACACACTGCCGTCGTCGGCGACCAGCGGCTGCACCCGCGTCGGATCGAGCACATGCAGCGCGGTCACCACCTGGCGGTTATCGCGCACCTTGAGCACATAGGTATTGCCGCGCGAGAGTTTCGATAACACCCAGCATTCCCAGAATTGATTCCGGGTTTGATAATTATTGGGCCGCCGCAATACCGGACTGAAGGCCGGATTCGTGGTCTCCGACCAGATGTCGTTCTTATCTTTCTCAACCAGTTTCACCCGCAGTTTGGCGATATCGCGGGCTATCAGCGTCTTGCAGGCGAAGTCGGCGTGAAACGATGCTGCGGTGTCGACATTGATCTCGAGATTGCGCTGCCAGGCGCCGGTGAACGGCTCGCGGATCAGCGGATACCAGGCGCCGCGATCCATCGGTAGCGAGTTGAGCGCCTTGCGCTGCTCGCCGGTGAACGGAATCGGCAGGCCGAAGATGCGCATCAGCCCTTTGCCTTTGAAATCTCGTACTGCAGCCGCGCTATGCCCCAGCGCCCGTCGACATCGATGCCGAGCTGCGTGGCCTGCAGGCGCAGGCTGTCAATGTCGGGGCGGTCCTCGTCGCCACCGATCGCAGTTTCGGCCTCGGTGGTTGCAGGACCGGCGATACTATTGTTAGATTCAGTCACGAGTGGTGCTGCGCGAACCGGTGGTTTGTCCGGCGCGAACTTCGCTTTCTTGCCCGCGACCAGCGCGATGGCGTGCCTGGGCGGCACCTCGTATTCCTCGCCGGCGACCAGGTGCCGGGTGCCGTACTTGTGCGGCTTGATCGCCGTCAAGGTGCGCATTTTCATCGGCTATCCATTCGAAAAAATGGGGTGGGCGAGGAGGCCACCCACCCCCAGGCAGCGAGCTGTTAGGCGGTGTGGACGGGTCCGCCCCAGTCAGCGCTGGTCAGATACGCGACCGACTGCGTGCGTCGGCGCAACCAGTTGATTACCCTTTCAGCACGAATCGCGACCGAGTTTGTTTGGTACATCGAGACGAGCTGCGTTGCGGTCGGTGTGATCGATGAGCCTGTCGGCGCATCGGACATTTCGAGCGATGCCTCGTTGCTGGAATCGATCGTGATATCACCATCGTCCGCCAGATAGATGTCCGAAGCATTGACCAGCACGACAACGCCCGCCGGCGCGTAATCGCTGGCGATCACCGGGAAGCCGAACAGCACGCCGCCGGTCATGGACATGCCGGCGAATTCCGGTTGCCCGAGCGGATTCGTCATCGAGGTCAAGGCCGCCGCAACAGTCGATCCCATGATGAAGACACCGCTGGTCGGCGGATTGTTGGCCGCCATGTATTTTGCGATGAGGGATCGGATATCGAGTCGAACCGCGTCGGCGTCATCACCCGACGACACAATGCTGGGAGCACCGTTGGTGACCGAGGCCGGCGAGACTCCAGCCACCGCCGTCTTCGCCGGCGTGATGAAGTCGAGGTCCAATCGTTCCTTCAGCGCGGCGGCCAACTGATCGCGAACAATCGTGTCGGACTTGGGTGACGAGAATCGAATCGATTCCATTGTCAGCACACAGATATTGGCGACCTTGAGCGGAGGCAGCGTCAGGCGCGCGAAGTTAAACGAGGTCAACGGTTTTGCCTTGCCCTCGCCGACCCAGTAGCCGGTGCCGCCCGCGGTTTGCTGCACCATCGGCACGTTGAACATGACCGAGCGCATCGACGGAATGCCACCGGTCCCGAAGCGACCGAGGATCGTTTGCGGGCGCAGCCACTCGATGAAGTCTTGTGCCGTGGCGCCCTCGGGGCTGACGAGATTCGCCGCCCAATTGCCGCTGATTGTCGAGCCCGCCAGCACGTTGGCCTTGGTCATGAGCTCCATCGTCACCGGACTGTCTGGGCCATACAGTTCCGCAGCAATATCACTGGCGGGGCGATACTGCCGATGCGACAGGAACTCGGCACGAATCCTCTGCACAAAGCCGATGCCCGGTCCCAGCTTCGGTGGCGTCCGCACGACGATGCTGCCGCCACGCATCGCGGCGCCATCGTCGGCCTTCTCGGCCTTGATCACCGGCTTGGCCGCGAACGCCTTGGCCTGCTCGATCTTGCGCAGCCGGACAAGGTCTTTGTCGAGCGCCTCGACCTCAGAACTGAGATTGTCAAATTCGTCCTGCTCGCCCGCATCCGAGGTGCGGTCCTCGTCGAGACTCTTCTGCATCACCGCTTCCATGCGCGATGCGCTGGCGGAACGTTTGGCTTCAAGCGCCGTGATCTGTTCAGCAATGGTTTTCATATCGCCCTCCTGGGCGGACTTCCGTTGAGGATGTCCCGAGGCGCCGGGTGGGTTGAGCTGAACGACACGACGCGGCTTTGCTTGGCCGGACGCGGCCCGCTGCGCAGTGTCGATCGACTTCACGGTGGCGATGGTGCATTCAGAGTTGGCCGGAATCGTCACGGCCGAAAGCTCCAGGAAATCCCATTTGATGAAGCGGATGCCATTGGTCTTCTCGATGAACGAGGTCTCGATCGGCTTGAACCCGATCGATAGGCCGGGGACGAGGCCAGCCTTGATCAGCGACCAGGCGCGATCGATCTCGGCGGTCACGCCCTTGGCGATCTTGGCGATGATATCGATGCCGGCCTTGGTGATCTTGACATGCGTGACATGGCCGATCGGATTGCCTGAGTCGTGTTGCCACAGCAGCGGCAACGGCAGCTTGAACTGCGCGCCATCCGGCTCGACCACATCCTCGAGCCGATCCGGCGTCGGCGTTGACGCCATGCCGGTGATGATGCGCGCGTCCTCGTCCACCCCCTTAATTGAAAGGAGGCTATATGCCCGGTTAAGCATGGTGGTGGCCTCAGTTAGTGATGCCAGGTAAATTTACTTCGTGACTTACCCGCGATTGTTTCTGCCATGTCTTTGGCCTGCTTTAATTGTAATTTTTCCGACAATTGACCATCTGGCAAAATAACCCGAAACATGCGCGGGTTATTATTATCTCTTGATACCCATCCTACCAATCGAGCTCCATCGTGAAGCCGGTACGGTTCCTTAAGTGGACGTTTCCTGTTGTCCCTCATGCGAAAAACAAACGGCACTCCGGCCGCTTCTGCGGCGTCGGGTTGAGTGCGAGCAAAGCCGCTGCGTTAAAGCAGGCCATTAATGGATCAATCTTGCCATACCCTGAGTCATCCCGCGCGATGCGCATCCCGGTCGGCGTCGGCACGATGCGCGCATTTCCCGCACACCACGTCATCAGCGCCTGGCCGCCGTGCTTGAAACTGCCATCGACGAGCTTGCGTTCGACCGTCTTGATGGCGCCCATCAACGAGATGCCTTGCCGGATGCCGACGAGAAGCTTGGCCTCTTGCGTGACCCCGATTTTGGCGAGGGCATCGACAATGCCGCCGATCCCGAGCGCGTCCACGCCGACACCGGCAAGTTTTTTCGTGCCTTTAATTTTTTCCACGATGTCCGTGACAAACGAAATGTCATCCGGTAATTCCTCGACCACGGTTAAGTCGCCGTCGGCCTGAAACCTATCATAAAACCCAGTATTAGCTTTGCGCCGCTCGAGCCCTTCCGGCGAGACCAGCGCGTGCGTCCACGCCAGATGCGTCTTGGTGTCCTTCTCGCGCCCGATCACCGCAATGCCGAGCAGATCGTCGAGCCCGCCGCCGTCGATGCCGACCACTACCGCTTCCGAGCGCTCGAGCACCGCATCCAGCGTCAAGCCTTGCTCGGTGCCGCGGCTCCAGTGATTGGCGCCGGCCCAGCCGTCGGCCCTTAGAGACATTCCAATCTGCACGTTGAAGTGCTGGCTCGCGATCAAGGCCACCGCTGCCGGCCCATCCGCCTCGGCCCGCACGATCTCGCGCGCCAGGAAGTTCTCGTTGGTCGAGCGTCCCAGGTTCGGGTTGACCAGCGGCCAATAGCGCCGATCCTTCCAGCCGCCGTCGCGCGCCAGCCGATCCGGCAGCTCGTACAGCACCGGCAGCAGCGGCATCCGGGTCTTGCCGTCCCGCACCGCGCGCGCCATCGCCAATTCCGAGGCGAACACACCCGACGGCGGCTGTTTCGATTGCGTGGTGGTCTGAAACAAAAACCCGTCCGGCCGCTTGGTCAGCGCGCCGCGGAGCTCGATGAAGATTTCCGCCGCGTTGGCACGTTTCGCGAAGACATGGGTCTCATCGATCATGGTGCCGAGCGCCAGCGAGCCGGTGATCACATCCGTATCCGCGGCCTTGATCTGCAGGCTCGCGCCGGTCTGCCGGTGGGTGATCTTTCGGATGTGGTCCTGCACATGCAGGATCTTGCTCAACTCGGTATTGAGCCGGATCGTGCCTTTCGCTTGCCGATACGCGATGCTCGCAATCTCGATGGTCGGGGCGACGAACAGGAATTCTGCCGACGGGCGCGGGTTGATAATCAGCGCGGTCAGCATCACCGCGCCGCCGTTCGTGCTCTTGCTGTTGCCCTTAGGTATTAACTGAAAAACCTCAGATATGTGCCTGATATTGTTGGCCCGGTCGAAGCTCCCGAACAGCGCCGCCACGATCGGCAGAAACCACGGCCCACAGACCTCACCCAGCCGCGGCGTCCCGATCACATCCGGCAACCGCAGCCGCTTGAAACAACGCAGCGCCTTGGCCGCCTCGTCCTCGTACAGCGGAAGTTCCGGGACCAGACTGCGACCGTCCAGGATGCGCTCCTCCCAGTCCGGGCAGCTCGTGTCCCAGTCCTCGACGCCCCGTAGGATGCTCCTGGGAGCCTCAGGGAAGGCCGCTGGTGCATCGTCTGGGATCGGGGTGAGGTGCTGGAGCATGCGGCAGCCAAAATCGCTCTTACGCCGCCGGGGCGCGCTTCTCCGTGGCCTTCCATCTCAAAGATCGACCCGTCTCTCCACCTTGCCGGGCGATCCAACTCCACGCCGCATCTTTGGCACGGGTTAGATTGGCCATTTCGGATGGTGGAGCATCGGGCCAATGTACCCGGTACATGCTCGGGTGCTTGGCATCGGGCCGGACTACGATGCCGGTGGATTTAATACCGAGGTACAATCGCCATTCAGCCATGGACATGCTCACTGCTCCCAGCATCAATTGACCTGATTGACCTCGAGGTCGGAGCCCCACTCGGTGCTCGCCCCGCCAGCCGTCGCCGCCGCCTCTTCCACCCGATCCTTTTTGCCAATCTTTAGCGGCTCGGTCAGCCTAGGGTGGCAATATGGTGCCGCCGCAATCGCCAGCCGGTCACGACGGGGTGCCGCCACGGCTGGGTCATTGATAACCGACAGCAAATAGTCGAGCGGCAGCATCTTGCCGGGCTGAATATCACCCAATTTGCGCCGGCGGGCCTCTTCCCGCGCCCGTTCGATTGCCTCACGTCGCCTGGGTGTTGTCATAGGCTTACCGGCGTTTGTTGACCTATTAGATTGATGAAAAAAATCTCTGCGTGAC